CGGGTAAAATCCGTGTATTTGCTGTACTATGTGATGTATCAGGTATTGACGAAACAGACAGAAATACAGACTCACAGCACGATAACGCAGTGTAATCTGTTTAATTTTAAGGGGGGCTATATGCCCCCTTTAATTTATACCCCTTATAATATTTAGGAGATTTATGGCTATTCACGATTTAACAAAAAAAACTAGAGCTAGTACAGGACAAAGAATTATACCATTAGGTCCAGCTGATAATACTATGAGGGTTATCAAATTAGAAAAAAGACTTGATGATCAAGAAAAAAAATTAGATAAAATTTTAAATTTATTACAGCATGGCAACAACTTACCTAACACTGACAAACAAAGTTCTTAGAGAACTTAACGAAACAGAATTAACATCAAGCACGTTTGCCTCTAGTAGAGGTATACAAACTGCTGTTAAAGATTTTGTTAATAAAGGTATTAATGATATCTATAATGAGGCAGCTGAGATACCTTTACTATATGCAAGAACAACACAGAATTTAACTACTGGAGATAATGAATATGATTTTCCAGCAGACTTTAGAAAGATAGATAGAGATTCATTTACTATCGCACCAAGAGAATTAGTAACTAATGGTGAGTTTGCATCTAATATAAGTAACTGGACTACTGGTGATGGATCACCTTCACATACTTCAAGTGGTAATGGTAGATTAAATCTAAATAGTTCAGCAGCATATCAAGCTATTACTACAACTGTAAATAAAGAATACAAATTACAAGTTAGAGTTTTAGATGTAAATAGTTCTGGTACTGGATTAATTGTAAGAGTAGGAACTTCAGCAGGTGGAACACAGAATCTAAATACTACATTAACTGTATCTGATTTTGGACAAGGTGCTATATTAAATACTAGATTTACAGCAACATCAACATCTTCATTTATATATCTAGAAGCATCTGGTGTACAATTAGATGTAGATTATGTTAGATGTTCTAGAAGTGATGTAACTAGACAGAAAGTTTTATATATATCATATGATGATTATTTACAAAATTATAAATCGATAGATGATAGAAATGATAGTGATGTATTTGGAACACCAGCAAAAGTTTATATACTTCCAAACTTTACAGCTTTTGGTGTAACTCCAATACCAAGTGATGACGAATTAACATTATCATATAATTATTATACAACACATACAGATTTATCTGCACATGGTGATAATATGAGTTTGCCTGATAGGTTTGCAGGATTAATAACTGATAGAGCAAAGTATTATACATATATGCTTAGATCAGATCCACAACATGCACAATTAGCAGATAGAGATTATCAAAGAAAGTTAAGATTATTAAAAACAGATTATTCTACTAAGGCTGATTATATGAGATCAGATGTTAGAATATATAACGTAATGTCAGATAGATAATGCCAACTACAGATTTAATATCACCATTTGTAGTAAGTTGTGCTGGAGGATTAACATTAAATAAAGATGTATTCTCTATGCAACCTGGAGAAGCACTTATATTACAAAATTTTGAACCTGATATAAAAGGTGGATATAGACGTGTGAGTGGCACAGCATTATATAATTCTAATATTGTACCACAAGGATCTAGTAATAGTAGTCTAACTGTTGATTGTTCAATAATATTTAATGGTCAAATTATAGCTGCTAGAGGTGGTGATATACATAGAGGTACAACTAGTGGTAGTTTTACAACTCTAACAACTGGATTAGGTGATTCTGCTAGAGCATACGATTTTGAAAAATTTAATTTTGATGGCACAGATAAATTAGTTATTGCTACAGGACACTCACCTGCACAGATAATAAATTCTAGTTTTGCAGTTGATGTTGTAAATGCCACAGGTGGAGGAACAGCACCTAGTAATCCTAAATTTGTAAAAGCATTTCAAAATCACATGTTTTATGCTGGTGCAACTAATTCACAAGAAGTTATATTTAGTGTGCCATTTGAAGAAGATAATTTTACAACTGCTAGTGGTGCAGGATCATTTAAAGTTGACTCCGCTGTTGTAGGATTAAAAGTATTTAGGAATGAATTAATTATATTCTGTGAGGATAGAATATATAAATTAACTGGAACAACATCTAGTAATTTTGCAGTACAAGAAGTTACAAGAAATATTGGATGTAGAGATGGTGGTAGTATTCAAGAGATTGGTGGTGATGTTATATTCTTAGCACCAGATGGTTTAAGAACTATCGCAGGTACGGCAAGAATTGGTGACGTTGAACTAGGATCTATATCTAGACAGATACAATCTAGAATTGATGAAGTTACATTAGATAGAATATCTTCTGTTGTTATTAGAGATAAATCACAATATAGATTATTTTATCCAGTTACAGCTAGAGGACAACTATCATCTAAAGGAATTATAGGTGTATTAAAAAATAATCCTAATACAGGTTCTATAGGATTTGAATATGCAGATATGGTGGGTATTAAACCTGCTTGTACAGATTCAGATTTTATTAGTAATGTTGAAACACAGGTATTTGGTGGTTATGATGGATTCATCTATAAAATGGAAACTGGTAATACTTTTGCAACAGGATCAACTACAACTACTATTCAAGCAGTATATAGATCACCAGATATGGTAATGGGAGATCCAGGTGTTAGAAAATATATGCAAAGAGTTAATCTAAACTACGAAGGTGAGGGAACATCTATTGATGCAAACTTGGCTCTTAGATATAATTACGATGACCAGAATAGTCCACAACCAGAAAAAATAGCATTGCCTAGTGTAGGTGGTGCTGGACAATATGGAGCAGCAAGTTATGGTAGTTCATTATATGATGCATCAGGTGTTCCATTAGTAAGACAATCAGTAGAAGGATCTGGATTTGCAGTAGCACTACAGATAGATGATCAGAATAGTGCAGACTCATTTTCAGTTAAAGGATTTCAATTAGAATTTACCCCAGGAGGAAGAAGATAATGGCAGGTTATTCAGCACGACAGTCAAGTTTCACTACAGGTGATACTATACTTGCAGCTCATTCTAATGATGAGTTTAACCAAGTATTGGCTGCATTTCACGCAACTACAGGACACTCGCATGATGGTACTGCGGGTGAAGGTGGACCTATTAGCACTCTTAGAGATGCTGATAGTAATAATAAAATATTAGTTGATACAACTAATAATCATTTAGAATTTTATGTAGAAGTATCTTCTGCTGCGGTAGAACAAGTTAAAATACAAGATGGTGCTATCGTACCTGTAACAGATAATGATATAGATTTAGGAACTTCCTCTCTTGAGTTTAAAGATTTATTTATAGATGGCACAGCAAATATCGATGCTATTAATTTAGATGGAACGCTTATAACATCAACTGCAGCTGAGTTAAATATATTGGATGGTGTAACAGCCACAGCAGCAGAACTTAATATATTAGATGGTGTGACTTCTACTGCGGCAGAACTTAATATCCTTGATGGTGTAACTGCAACGGCAGCAGAATTAAATATTATGGATGGAGTAACATCCACAACTGCTGAGTTAAATATACTAGATGGAGTTACTTCAACAGCAGCAGAATTAAATCTAGTTGATGGTATTACAGCAGGAACTGTAAGTGCATCAAAAGCAGTAATAGTAGATTCTAATAAAGATTTAACTGGTCTTAGAAATTTAACTATCTCTGGAGATCTTACAGTATCAGGTGATGATATTACCATGGGTACAAATACTGCAGGTAATTTATTAATTGCAGATGGTACAAATTTTAACTCTATAGCAGTAGGTTCATTATCAGAGATATCTACAGTTGCTAATGATGACGTATTCTTAGCAGTTGATACTTCTGGTGGTGGTCTTAAAAAGATTGCAAGATCAGCAGTAGTTGCAGGATTAGCTACATCAGGTGCGATATCAAACGTAGTAGAGGACTCTACACCACAATTAGGTGGTGATCTTGATATGAATGGTCAAGATATTGTTACTACATCAAATGCAGATATTGAATTAGCACCAAATGGCACAGGGCATGTAACTATTAAAGGTAATACTAATCAAGGTACTCTCCAACTTAATTGTGAAAATAATTCGCATGGTCAGCAAATAGTAGCTGCACCACACTCAGAAAGTGCTAATAATGTTTTAACTCTACCAAGCACTGGTGGAGATGCTAGATTAGTATCAACATCTT